TTAAAAGAAGTACAAACAAGTTATCGTAATAAGTTAGTGTATAACGCTGACACAGGTGAGATAAAAGATGACAGAAAGCATATGAATATGCTTGAAGACTTCTGGTTACCTAGACGAGAGGGAGGTCGAGGAACCGAGATTAGTACACTACCAGGTGGACAAAATCTTGGTGAGATTGAAGATATTTTATATTTTCAAAAGAAATTGTACAAGTCTCTTAATGTACCAATTTCTAGATTAGAGACAGAAACTGCGTTCGCTATTGGTAGAGCGACAGAGATTTCTAGAGATGAAGTTAAGTTTTCTAGATTTATAGACAGACTTAGAATTAAATTCTCTAGATTATTTGATGATATTCTAAAAACTCAACTGTTATTAAAGAATATTGTGACAGAAGATGATTGGAAGAAATCAAAAGAGTATGTAAGTTATGACTTTCAGAAAGATGGTCATTTCGTAGAACTAAAAGAAGCAGAGATATTGAGAGAACGAGTCAATACTCTAGAACAGTTAGATCAGTTCGTTGGTAAGTACTACTCAGAAGATTGGATAAGAAAGAATGTTCTTAGACAATCAGAAGCAGAAATTGCTCAGATGTCAAAAGAAATGGAAACATCTGGTGGTGGTGATGAAGACGAAGATGATTTAGATTTTTAATTTAGGAGATTATGATGGTAGATAAAACTAGAGAACTTGTAGATCAGATAGTAGACGGTAATAATGTTGAAGCTGGTGAAACATTTAAAGGTGTAATGCAAGATAAACAGTTAGATGCTATAGATTTGAAAAGAGTTGAAATGCAACTCGATTGGATGAATAATAATCATTCAGAAGACGAAGAATAGGTAGACACATGAAAACATTCGTACAACTCAGAACAGAATTGGATGAAGTAAACTTTAAACAAGATATGAAGAAGAATCATATTTCTTCTACTAAGATCAAAAATACAGAAGTTCATTATCATTCAGAAAGAAAGGGTTCAAAGAAAGTTCGTGTGTTTGTAAAACCTAAGTCAGCAAAAGAGTTTGAAGAATTAGGTGTATTTAAAGACATGAATACAGCTAAGAAATCAGCTGAACAGTTTGTTAAACTTATGGGTGAAGATATAGACGAAGGTGTAAGCATACTTAAACAAATCGTTGAAAAAGTTGATGGACCTGTAGATTTAGACGAGTCAGAAACTTATCGTAGACGAGACGGAAAACCTATCGATAAACAGACTATAAAACAAATGGAAAGAATGGCAAGAGACTACAAAATGAAGATCAAAGTAAAAGGTGGTAAAGTTGAAGTCTCAGGTGCTAAGAAAAAATTGAACGATTTTGGTATGATATTTGTAGGTAGATCACGATATGGTGATCTTACAACAGCTTAAAGAGGTAAAAATGAAATTAATATCAGAACAATGGTCCGATGATGTAAATTATCTTGTCGAAGAAGACCCTAAGACAGGTAAGAAAAATATGTTTATCGAAGGTATCATGCTTCAAACAGAAGTTAAAAACAAGAATGGTCGTATTTATCCTCTTGAAGTTATGAAAAAAGAAGTTAAAAGATATAACAAAGAATATATCGATCAAAAAAGAGCCTATGGAGAATTAGGGCATCCAGAAGGACCAACAATTAATTTAGAAAGAACATCTCATTTAATTGAGAGTTTAGAACAAGACGGCAATAATTTTGTCGGTAAAGCAAAGATTTTATCTACTCCTATGGGAGAAATAGTCAAAAACCTTCTTTCAGATGGTGCTAGACTAGGTGTCTCTAGTAGGGGTATGGGATCATTGAAAGCATCTAATCGTAAAGGTGGTGCTCAAATGGTTCAATCAGATTTTCAGTTAGCAACAGCTGCTGATATCGTAGCAGATCCTTCTGCTCCTGACGCTTTCGTAGATGGTGTTATGGAAGGAGTTGAATGGATTTGGGATAATGGAGTGATCAAAGCACAGAAAATTGAAGAATATAAAGACACAATTAGACGAGCTAAATCACAAAAACTTCAAGAAACGAAATTAAATGTATTTAAATCGTTTCTAGAAAACTTATAATATATAAATAATACTTAATAATCAATTTATTAATAAATTTATTTGAAATAGGGAGCATATTCTAATGTCTAATTTAGAAAGCACAATAGAAGAAGTAATGTCTGAAGCAGTAGAGCCGAAGGCAAAAGCATCTTCTGAAAAACCCGATCCTGATATCGAGAAAAAAGCTTCAGATGCAGCTGGTAAGGCTGGAGACGCTACTAAGAAAGCTAAAGCACCTGGTGGTGAAAAAGCTTCTGAAAAAAGCGACGAAGTTAAAGATGGTGCAACAAAAGTAGAAAAAGGAAAGGCCGTTAACCAAGAAGAAGTAGAGTCAGAAGACGAAGCTATTTCTGAAATGGGTAAAATGGAAGGTTCTAAGTCTGAAATGTTGAAAGCCATGGTCTCCAAAATGAAGGAAATGGGGATGAAAGAACTAAAAGCAGCCTGGAAAAAAATGGAAATGGCTGACATGGAAGACGAGGATGGCGAAAAAGACGAACAAGTCGAGTCACTAAGTCGTAATGCCTTAATTAGAGGTATTGTAGAAGGTCTTAAAGATAAGTCAACTGAAGAAGTTGCATCATTTATCGAAAGTTTTGATAAAGTAGAAGAAGAAGTTGAAGAAACTGAAGATTCAGTTGAAGAAGCTAAAAAGTCTACAAAAGAAATGGACGATATGGATGACGAAGACGAAGAAGAAGAAGATGAAGAAGTCAAGAAAGAGTCATACGACATTGACATGACAGACGACATTGAAGCTCTTGTTTCAGATGAAGATTTATCCGAAGGTTTCAAAGATAAAGCTAAAACAATTTTCGAAGCAGCAGTTGCATCTAAAGTTAAAGAGCAACTAGTCGAGAAAGAAGCTGAGTTAGAAGAAGAACTTAACAAGAAAGTTGAAGAAGTCAAAGAAGACTTAACTGAAAAAGTTGATTCTTATCTAAACTATGTTTCTGAATCTTGGGTTTCAGAAAATGAATTAGCTATCGAGCGAGGATTAAAATCCGAGCTAACAGAAGATTTCATCAATGGTTTGAAAAAACTATTTGAAGAACATTATGTGGAAGTTCCAGAAGACAAGTTTGATGTAGTTGAAGAACTAGCAAACAGACTTGATGAGATGGAAGACAAGTTGAACGAAGAAGTTGCTGGCAACATTCAAGCTCAACAAGACATCGAGGAACTAAAGCGTGAAAAAATTATCAGCGAAGCATCTGTTGATCTAGCTGATACTCAGGTGGAGAAGTTAAAAGCTTTAGCTGAAGAAGTCGATTTCGAAAATGAAGAAAATTTCGTTGAGAAAGTTTCTACATTGAAAGAATCATACTTCGGAAGTGAAAAACTTGAAGCTGTCTCTGACGATGCAACTGTGGCAAGTGACGATGCTGACTTCTCAGGTGCGGGCGATGTAGCTCAACCTGTTACAGAAGGCATGGAAAGATATACTGCCGCATTAACTAAATTCGCTAACTTAGATAAGTAAGCGATATAATTGGGAAATAAACAAAATGTTTATGTCAGAAAACTTACAAGAAAAATGGCAACCAGTTCTAGAACATAACGATCTTCCTAAAATCGAAGATTCTTATAAAAGAGCGGTAACTGCTGTTATTCTTGAAAACCAAGAAAGAGCTATTCAAGAAGAAAGAGGTCAAATAGACGAGGCACTTGGAGCTGGTACTGGTACTGTAGCGGGAGCATCTGGTGGTGTTACTGCAACTGCAGCAAACTGGGATCCGATCCTTATCTCTTTAGTTCGTAGAGCAATGCCTAACTTGGTAGCATACGATATCTGTGGCGTTCAACCAATGACAGGACCTACTGGTCTTATCTTTGCGATGAAAGCAAGATATGTTGACAGCACAACAGCTGTTGACAGAACTGAAGCTATGTTTGATGAAGCCGATACAGACTTTGCAGGTTCTGGTACTCACGCGGGTACTGATCCTTTTGCGTCTGGTTCAGCTAACACAGCTATTCAGTCAGCGTATACTACAGGTACTGGTACAGCTACAGCTACTGCAGAGATTGATTCTTCAATTCCTGAAATGTCTTTCACAATTCAGAAAGCTACAGTTACAGCTAAAAGCAGAGCGCTAAAAGCTGAGTACACTATAGAACTCGCACAAGACCTTAAAGCAATTCACGGCCTTGATGCAGAAACAGAATTAGCAAACATTCTTTCTGGTGAGATCCTTGCGGAAATCAACAGAGAAGTTGTTAGAACTGTTAACTCACAAGCTAAGATCGAAGGTCTTGCTTCAGAAAGCAACCTAACAGGTACTGCTGTTAACGGCCAATTTAACCTAGATGTTGATTCATCTGGTAGATGGTCAGTTGAAAAATTCAAAGGTCTTATGTACCACATTGAAAGAAACGCAAATGTTATCGCTAGACAAACAAGAAGAGGAAAAGGTAACTTTATCCTTTGTTCGTCTGATGTAGCGTCTGCTCTAGCAATGGCTGGTGTATTAGACTACGCTCCAGCGTTATCAACTTCTTTGAATGTTGACGACACTGGAAACACTTTTGCTGGTGTTCTTAACGGCAGCATCAAAGTGTATATCGATCCATACTACGCAAGTGCGTCTCAAAGACCTACTGGTGTAAGCGCTGGTGAAGGATATTGTACAGTTGGTTATAGAGGAACTAATCCTTTTGACGCTGGACTGTTCTATTGTCCTTATGTTCCATTGCAAATGGTTCGTGCAGTTGGTGAAGACACTTTCCAACCAAAAATCGGATTCAAAACTAGATACGGTATGGTTTCAAACCCATTCGTAGGTTCTGCTCCGGCTGATGGATTGGCAACAGTCAACACTAACTCTTACTACAGATCATTCGAAGTATTAAACCTTCTATAAGTCGTAGTAATATCTAAATCATAATCGATTTCAAGAGGTCCTTCGGGACCTCTTTTTTTGTCTAAACTATTTCTATGTTATAAATATAGTTGTGAAAGAAAAAAATATCTCCGATATTATCAATGGTCGTTGGAACTGGTATGGTCTTGGAGAAGAACCCGAGGAAGAAATGATACAATTTGATGAAATGATACATACATATCAACTTGATAATAGAAAAGCAGAAGTTGGTGTTTTAAAAGAAACGGGTACATTCGGTATAAGAATGTGGGAGAATAATGTTCACCAAAAAGATGAACTGTTTGAAGGACATAGTGAAACATATGCTGAGAATGCTGCAGAAAACTATGTATTTGGGATAAAGAACTAATATGGCAACAGCAAATTGGCAAGCCGATCAACCAACTAACTTAAATTATTTAAGTCCTGTTAATTTTGATCTACAGATAAACAAACTACCTAAGACAAGGTATTTTTGTACTGGTGTGACACTACCAGGTATTAACTTTTCTGAAGCTTTACATACTCATACATTAGCTATCAACTCATATTTACCAGGTGATAAAATCGAATTCGATCCTTTGACAGTAAAATTTGTAGTTGATGAAGATATGAAAAACTATCAAGAGATATTTGACTGGATTATGAAACTAGGACCTGGTAGAGATACAGACGATTTCATGGGTCTAGTTGAATCGACAAAAAGATCAGATGGTTCTTTATCAAGTGCATCATTTGAAAATATGTACTCAGATGCTACTATTATTGTAAACACATCTTCTAATAATGCAAATCTTGAATTTCAATTTCAAGATACATTCCCAACAAGTTTAGGTGCTATAGAATTTGCATCTGATTCACAAGGTGTAGAATATGCTACCTGTGATTTAACACTAAGATTTACATTATTTAAAATAAAAACAATATCATAACTGGACCTATACAGGTTTCGTGATATAATTATAGTATGAACTTAAAAAACATTCAAGATATGTGGAAAGAAGATTCGGTTATTGATGATATCGAACTGGATGCTTCTTCACTACAAGTACCAAGATTACACGCTAAGTATACAGAAATTCTTTCTAATAAGAAGTTAGAACTTATTCGACATGAAAGAATGATGAAAGAACTAAACAAAGATAAATGGTTATGGTATACAGGTAAAATGTCTAAAGAAGATATTGAGTTTCGTAAATGGGAATATGATCCTTTCGATGGATTGACAGTTCTTAAGTCAGACTATGATAAATTCACAGGTGCAGATAAAGATGTACAAGATTTAAATGATAAAATTGAATATCTTAGAATAACAGTCGATTATTTACAAGATATAGTCTCTCAAATAACTTGGAGACATCAAACAATAAAGAATATTATAGAATGGCGAAAATTCATGGCAGGGTCGTAGTCGCTAAAGCAGACGAAGTATACCTATTCATATCAGCAGAAGATTCAATCAGAAAAGAACTTTCAGAATTCTTTAAGTTCAAAGTCCCTGGTGCTAGTTTCATACCTGCTGTTCGTAAAAGATTTTGGGACGGATACATTCGTCTATTCAATCTTAATACCAATAAATTATATCTAGGACTATTTTCATATCTCAAAGAGTTTTGTGAAGATAGAGGATATACTATTGAAGGATACGAACCCGACAAAGATACATTTACAATAGAAAGATATCAAGAAATTGTACAAGACATACCTTTAGAACTTAGAGAATATCAAAAAGAAGCAATTGCCTACGCAGCACATAATCAAAAATGTATATTAGTATCTCCAACAGCTTCAGGTAAATCATTAATCATATACAGTCTTATTCGATATAACTTTTTAAAGAAGAACAAGAAAGCATTAGTGATAGTACCGACAACTTCACTTGTTGAACAAATGGCTAAAGATTTCAAAGACTATGGTTTTCGAGGTGAGATAGCAAAGATATATGGTGGTGACAAAGAATCAGATGCACCTATTGTAGTTACAACATGGCAATCAATGATGAGAATGCCAAAAGGATTTGGTAATCAATTTGGTATGGTGATTGGTGATGAAGCACATTTATTTCAAGCTAAGTCATTAACGAAGATAATGGAATCACTTACAGAAGTAAAATATAAAATAGGTACAACAGGTACACTACAAGAAACAAAGACACATAAATTACAATTAGAAGGTATGTTTGGACCAGCTTACTTTGTAACAACATCAGCTGATCTAATGGAAGCAGGTACACTTGCACAACTTGATATTCAAGCACTAGTGTTATCTTATTGTGAAGAAGAAAGAAAACTAGTCAGTAAAATGACTTATCAAGAAGAAATGGATTGGATTGTAAGAAATGATAAACGAAACAATTTTATCAACAATCTAGTTAAAGATTTAAAAGGTAATACATTAGTACTGTTTCAATTTGTAGAGAAACATGGTAAACCTTTATTCAAACTATTAAATGAGTTAGATAGAAAAGTGTTTTTTGTTTTCGGTGGTACTGATACAGTAGATAGAGAAAGAGTTAGAGAAATCGTGGAAAAAGAAAAAGATGCAGTTATTGTAGCATCGTTTGGTACATTTTCTACAGGTATCAATATAAAAAGACTACATAATGTAGTATTTGCGTCTCCTAGTAAGAGTAGGATTCGTAATTTACAATCAATAGGTAGAGGATTGAGAAAATCAGAAGATAAAGATAAAGTTACATTGTATGATATAGCAGATGATCTTTCATGGAAGAAAAACATGAATTATACGCTCAATCACTTTTCAGAAAGAATAAATATCTATAGTACAGAGAAATTTAACTATGAAATACATTCAGTAAGGATACCAGCAAATGCCAACCATAGACCATGACACTAAATATCAGTATCTAAGATTATATGATGGGAAAGAAATATTTGCAATGGTGAGAGATATAGGTAACGAATTAGAATTACATTTTCCGATGAACATAATGTGTAAACCAGCTATGTCTGGTGGAGTAACAATTCATCTTGGACCTTTCATACCTTTTACAACCGATGATACTGTAACCATAGATATAAATGATGTAGTTGTTCGAACAAGTATTACAGATCAATTTATAGG